ATTATTTTTGTAAATCTTACCAAATGCAGTGTGGGTAAGGAAAGAAATTTTTGTTCATATCTTGAATGTCAGCGAAAACCTTGCAAATTAGATACAAAAAAAATCCCGATGTAGAAACATCAGGATAACTTTTCATTCACTAAACTAAAATTCTAAAAACGAAAACTAAACTTTAAAATACAATTCTGCTTCTGCAGTTCTTCTTCTTGTCAAACCTTTTAACACCGTTAATTTGCCACCGACTGTTGCCTTATTCCATTTCATAAATTCATCTTTTATTGATGAATCGTTTGGATTAATCAAAATTTTCTTTCTTAATGTTGATTTAGTAAATGCACCGATTCCAACATTATAGATAAATGACAAACAGGAATCAAACTGATTTTGATTAAGATTCAATCCATGCAAAGATATTGATTTGTTCTTTAATTCCCACATCAACAATTCATTTGCTTGCTGTTCATTGATAGTATCACCTAACTTGATTTTGCGTCCATCTGTGTACATGGTGCTACCAAAACCTATGGTTACTACAGATGCCGGACATAAGTAACTTTTTGCTTTGTAACCTTCAAACATTTTAATTAAGTTGATGCAGTTCTGTGATGCTGTCATAATTTTTTAAGTTGTAATACGTTACACAATATTGAACATAAAAGTGCTATTATAAGCCACATTAACCAACGATTTTTTGTTGTGACTTTGTTTTGAAGTTTCCTGTTTTCGGTAATTAATTTATTACCTTCTTCATTACACTTAATCAAATCAAATCTTATACTTGTCAATTCTGCTGAATCTTTAATCACCTTTATAATCGTTTTAACAGGATATTTTGATGCAATGATTACAGGTCTATTGATTAGTGTAGGTTTATTCTTTACAATCCATATTGTGTCCTTTGGAATTTCTTCGTATTCATTTATTTTGATTGCAGAATAAACAGTATCAAAACTTGTAATTGTGTCAACTTTTGATATTATACAAGGGAAAGAATCCTTGCAGAATTTGGCAAGAAGTTCGGGGTGTTTTTCATTTAATTTGTCAAGTTTTTTGGACGGATTACAAGACAAGATCATCATTGTCATCAACGTCATCAATACTGGTATCAAATATTTGTTCATAGATATTATTTAAAGATTCACTAATTATATTTATTGCCTGAAATTGTATCATTTTAATTATTGCTTTTTCATCTGCGTCCATTAACCCGGTATCAAGTAAATCAATTGCACCAAGTGAATTGAATGCTGCTGCAATGTATTCGCTGTTTCTGTCATCAAGTTGAATTTCAATGCCTTCATCTAACATAACTTACCATTAATGATTGAATAATTTTTGACTGTATAATCACCATTCTTTTCAATTTGTATGTGTGCAAACCCATGCATTGTGTTACCAACCAATGGTGAATAATCAGCACGTAATTCGCACAAACAACCTGTGGACCAGCAACTGATAATGTTGCCGTCCAAATCAGTTTCAGGGTGATGTGAAGGTCTGTGCAGATGTCCAACAATTAATGACTGCTTTGCCCTTAAGAATGCACCACGTGATGGATTCACAGGTGTGAATGCACCTTTGAAAATATGATGGCCATGTGTGATTGAAAGCTTACCTGCTTTTACAAGAACTTTGTCATCAAGTATTTTCACTTTAACTGAATTCAATTGCAATCTTTCTTCCAAAAAGAAATAATCATCATTCCAAATTTCACGAACTTTTGCATGCAAGAACTTTTCCCACCTGATGCAATGGTTACCTTTTAACCAGTAGATTTCCGCCTTTGGAAATGCTTTTCTTAATTGAACTAAAAATTCACGTGTTGCATCAAATTCCTGTTTAACACTTCTTTTCTTTGGCGAACTCTCAAATTTAGAAATTTGATGGTTATCAATTAGGTCACCATTGATGAAAATTGTGTTTACCTTTTCTGCTTTGCCATAATTCAATGCTATAGTGACTGCAGGTATATTGTGGTAAGGAATATGAAGATCAGATATAAGCAAAATATTGTTGCAATGTACAGGCAGAATATAAGGTTTTCGTTCTTCTTCATAAGATTCAGGTAAATTGTACGGATTTTTTGGTCTGCTTTCAGTCATGTGAAATTCAGTATTTTTAAATTTATGTTTTAATCTTGCACCAAGTTTTCCTTCAATATACCTTAATGCATGTCTGCAATCTTCAACATCTTTATAAACAAGATTATTTTCTGCATAAACTATTCGTGCCAATTTTAATGTTGGCATGTTAGGATATTTTTTCCTGTATTCTCTTACTATATTACTTCTCTCTGCCAAAAAATTGACCTGCTGAATTGGTGAACAAATTCTTCATGATGTATGCAAGTGCTGTTGTTAATGCCATTGTTCCGATTGACTTCCAATCAAATACAAGTGATCCTGCTTCAACTGTTTGATAAACAACAGTAATTACTGTTGATAATACTGCCATAATTAAACCCTTTAAAAAGTCACTTGTGTTAAGTGTTAAAAATGTACTGTTCATATTTGTTTGTTTTATTTGGTTTCTAAATTGGTGATTCTTACTTCGTGATTGTCAATGTCTGATTTGATTACTTCAATGTCTTTATTAATGCCAACATTTGACATCAATATTTCTTCCATTTTCTTTTCAAACTTATCAATCTTCTTAAGAAATATATTGCTTACAAATGCAACCAATGCGAAGATTGCAGTCATAAGAACATTTGTCAATTGTGCATTGTCCATTGTTTAACTTTTATTGTATGAAGTATCTTTGATAAATAAAGGTGAATAGGTAATTACAAAGTCATCAATTATACTGTCATCAGCACCCCAATTTTGAAGAACTGAATTAGGTATCAACATTGTAAAATTTTGATTTAAATCCCTTGTTCCATTGTCTGAATCAACAAACAACAAAGAACAACTTACTTCTGCATCTGTTATGTTTCTGCTTAATGTAACAGTCCAATAAAGTGCATTACATGTCTTTTCTAAAAGTGATCCTGTTTGAAATGGTTGTAATCTTAAATAATTCATAATATAATTTTTAATAAAACATAAAATAAGGTATGGCATTTGTTCCAACTGTTGCACTCATTGCAACAGATGAAGGAAGTGTTGTTGCTGCATTTATTAAATAAGTGCAATATTTTACACCATTTGGATTTATAACTGATGGCGGTGATTGCGGTGAATTTCCTGCAACTTCACCAACTGGTGCAATTGCACCACCAAGTATTGTTGGAAGTACACCAACACCACTAACTGAACTTATTTGATATGCAAAAAAATAAGTTCCTTTTGCCAAATAAGTTGTTGGAATTGTTTTTGAAGACCAGTTGTTTGATGTGCAATCCCAAAATGTTGAATCATTTGTTGTTGCCACAATCCTTGTTAATGTCCCACCGCTTAAAGAATATATTCCACAACCATTGTAATTGTTTTGATTTGTTGTTGATGCTGCACGATTAAACCAGGAAACACCACGAATTGAATCACTTACATTCCAACTGAATGGATAAAAATATGTTCTGCCTGATGTCAATTGAAGTTGTGCTGTTGCATTTACTAATGTCAATCCGTATGGTTCTGCTTTAACTCCATATCCTAATGCTTGTAAAATGTCAAGATTTGAAACTTCTTTTTCAATTCTATCACTCAAAGATGCTGTGTCTATTTTACGCAAGTATTTTGACAGCATTGCTGATGTATCACTAATGTTTACTTTGTTGTTTAATTGCGTTTGTATTGCACTTGTAGTACCTTTAACATAGGCAAGTTCAACCGGTGAAGGATAAATTGATGTTGTCATTCCATTGACTGTTCCGTCTGAATTAACTTGTAATATCAATTGACTTCCTGTTGAAGGAATTTTGATGTTTGAAGAAAATGTTTTTGTTCCACCAATAGTTTGTGCAGTTGTCAAGTTTACATATTTACTCAACATATTCGCTGTATCTAATGGCGAAATCCCTGTCCCTGCCATTATACCTGATTGTTGTGTTACAGTTAAAATTGCAGATGGAATTGATGGGTGTGGTGCAGTTGCAGGACTTGCTTTTATAACAACATTGTCATTGCTTGTTGCCCACATTAATTCTAAAGAATCACCACTGGCAACTGCAATAACATAATTCCATGCGGCTACAACAGGTGAAGCATTTGCACTACCTGTCAATACAACCTTGCCTGTTGTACCTGCTAAATTAACCCCATTTTTTCTTAACCAAATATCTGAAATCATATTGCCACTTCCACCGGTTTTTTCAAGTTGCAAAGAAAATTGAATGTTGTAAATCCCAGCATTTGCAATTTTTATTCTTGTATTATTTGCGATTGTAACAGCATTTGATAAATCAGTCACACCTAATCTTACAGCATAAGCAGTATTTATCAATGCAGCAGTTTGTGTTGTTGTATCTTGAAAAGCACCATAATAACCAACAGGGGCCGGATTTGTTCCAACACTATCTTTGATTGCAAAACGATTTGCACCAACAAAATAAATTATTGAATCTTTGCCTGATGTTCTTTCTAATCTATTGACAAACTTGTTTGTTGTGTCAATTGCTGGAATAGTAATATTTCCATTTACATCAGCAGTATTTCCATTTACAGACAAAGGAATTGTTCCACTTGTTTGTGGTACTTGAAGTGATACATTGCCACCTGGTGAAGTTGCAATTTCAACATATTGACCTGTACCGCCACCAAATTTTAAAAACCCATTAACACCATCATTTACTTTAAACATTTCGGTATTACCTGCATTTGAAAGAATAAAACTTCCATCATTATCTTTTGTGGCATTTAAGTAATCGCCATTTGTATAAAAACTTAATAATGGAATTGTTATTGCATTTGTACTTGTAGCACCTGCAGTTGTCACCTGTTGCAATGTTGGTGTTGTTCCAATACTATCTTTATATTGAAAAACAAACACACCATTTTTACGTGCAAAAACACTATCACTTCTGCGTATTAATGAATCAATGCGTTGATTGATTCTGTTGCTTAAACTTGTTGTGTCAATAGTTGTTCCGCCACCGATTGATGTCCATTTAACACCATTTCCAAGATAGATTGCACCATTAAGTGATACAGCACCAAGTTTATTGATGACCGTGTCTGTAGGCATAATGAATGCCTCACGTGCCTGCAATCTTTTATAACTGAAACCATAGTCATAAGATTTGAAATACTTGTTTGTGTCATTCGTGTTCACCTGTGCTTCTGCAAACAACGTAAATAAACAAAGTAAAATTGTAATTAATTGTTTCATATTATCTGTAAAGTATTTGTAATTTTTGTTGTTCTTGTAATTCCATCGGCAATGTCAATGATCCTGTTGATGCATCAAAATAATATTCTTGCATTGATGGTATCGGCAAACCTGATGGTGTGGACAAATTCTGTCCAACAAAAACAAGAAGCAAAGTTTTATTAATCAATTCAGGAATTACTTTTGTTGTTGTTTCACTTGCTGTTCCTACATACACATATTTCAACACCGAATCCTGATTGAATGTGATTGTTTCAAATGGTGATCCCGGTTCAAACACTACATCATCTGCAGGAACAGCACATCTGTCTGATAAATAATCAACACCTATTGAAACACTTGTTCTTACTGCAACAGTTAAATCTTCAAATTTTTCAGTATAATATTCCAGGTCATAAGATGTGTTAATTGTCCAAACATCTTGATAACCTGAATAATTCAACATTGCAAGGTAATCTTCTGCAATACTTGTCAAATCAGACATGCAATCCTGTTCGTTGTTCATTGCTTCTGTAGAAACATCGACAAGATCAAGAAACCAAATATTAAAATTATATTTCGTTTGCTTGTCATCTTTGTTGATTTCACACTTCACTATTTCAACAAAGCAACAAGGATAACGCAAGTCACCATTCGCAAGCCATTCAACAATGTCACCAAAAAAGAAATGGTTAATTTGTTGATGACTTAACGCAAGTTGTTCCAGTTTTTTTAATACTTGATTTAATGTCATTTTTCTTTTGTTTCTGTAAGAAAAGTTTTAACTTTTCTTCGTTTGCTTTGTTGATATTTTTACCCATAATTAGAAACGTGGCAAATTGCTTTGATATTTTTCTTCATAAGTTTTGTATTCACTTTGATATGGTGAAACATCACCCAAGTAAATTGGATTGCTGAATCCCTGTCTTTCAGGAATAACCGTATCAACACCCGATCCTGGATTGATGTATTCAGGAAACATCACAGATGCATTTTCACGCAAATACAAACGCATTCTTTGTGCATACTCTTCTGCTCTTCTTTTGTACTTTGATGCAACCGAAAACAAATCAGTCATTGATGGTGCGATTGAACTGTCTGTTGTTTTTTGTGCAACCCCTTTATTCCAAAACTGATAAGTCAAACCCAAAGGCAATTCACTAATCACATAATTTGCAAGTGTATCAATGATGTAATCATCAACAAGCACTTTGTAATTTCCGCCAAGTGTATTTGCATTGATGTCCGTCAATAATTTGTTGAACAATGCTGATCCACATAATGGCAAAATATACATGTCCTGTGCTGCTTTGATTTCAGGAAAGACAAGTTTTTCATCTATGTTGTCATGAACAGCAGTTCTGTCTTTCAACATCTGAACACTGATCATTAATATATTCTTACTCATTCCAATTATTTTTTAATTACGATGTTTGTTTTCCACATATGTCTGCATTCAGCTGAAATTCCTTTGCCCTTTCCACGATTCCAAAAACCACCCTTTCTGTCCCATAATGAATAACCAAGTTTTTGTGAAATGTTTTCAATTTGAACACGTGAAAATAAACGGTCTTTTGCCAACATTTCCCTGCAGAATGGTCTTGTTCCAGGTATAATCTTTGCACCAACACCTGGTTTAACTTCATAAGAATAACGAACAAGTATTTCAGGCAACTTTGTTGATATGTCACCAAGGATTGATGTCAAACTTCTTGTCAACTTTCTTGTCACTAATACTTCGCCAAGTGCTGATGTTTCTGTACTGGCAATGTAACCTTCTGTTTCCAATTTTGTTACAACTTCCGATGCATAACTTTCATCAATATCGTTGGCAATTGCAATGTCCTTTACTTGAACATTTGGATTCTTTTGAATCATCTTCAAAATGTTTGCTTCAAGATCAGTGACATTTGCTGATAATCTGAACACTTCTTTTTTATAAAAATTATCTTCAAATGATTTCACTTCTGCATCAGAAACAAACTTTGCTTCGTTGGTATAAATGAAATGAAATTTTTCACGTTGTTCGCCGTTCTCAATCAGCATGTTTGCCACATCAACTTCATTGTGATCTTCTGAAAACTTTGCTTCATTTGTTCCAAGATACATTTTCACATCTTCATCAGAAAAACCAAAACCTGATTTAAGCATGTGTGATGCCTGTTCCATTGTCAATTGACCTTTTGTGTATTGTCGAACAATTCTATTTATCTGCTGTAATTGTCTGCCTGTTAAGTTTGTCAAAACACTATTGATGGAAGATTCATCTTTCATTGTATCAGGTGCAACAACCGGTGTTGTTGCAACCGCTGTTGCTGTTGTTTGTTCTGTTGCTGTCTTAACCAATGGATTTGGTGCAAGACCTGCAAGTGATCTGATTTCATCTGCAGTCATTGATTCAAGAACTTTGTTCGCCACCAATGGTGAAAGTGAATTGATGCTGTCACTTATAATTTGTGCCTGTGTTTTCACATCTGTTTCAGGTGATATTGTAGAAATACCTGCAATAGTTGTGTCAAAATACTTTGCAGTATCAACACCCATCTTTTCAAGAATCCATGATTTAGGTGCTGCAGTAATTAATGATGAATCAGTAAATTCAATTCCAACAGGATCAACAGAACGAATGAATAATTCATTCTTAATTCCTTTCAGCTTTGCAATGTAGTTGAACACCTTTTCAAGTGTTCTTTGCTTTGAACTTGCATAAGTGTTGTTAAAAATGTCATAAGCCATTTTCAATTCATTACGGCTTCCAAGTTTGCCAGGTTCACTAATGCCAAATAAAACAGGTGATGTGATCTGATGTCCTGCCATCAAATTTGCAGTAATCAATGCATCAACCTTTTGAAAATCTTCTTTGGTCAAATCTGATGATCCCAAATCAATCACCGTTGGTGCTTTTGTAGGATCATTATTGAATGAAACAATTATCTTTGATCCATCAGCACCGGTGAATTTCTTTTCAAGACGTTTCTGAATATCACGTTGCATTTCCGGTGCAGGTTCACCATTGAAAAAGTTTATTAATTTTGTAGCACTGAATCCTGTTTTTGCATTTGTAAGTGTGTGTTTGCTGACTTCCATGTCACTTTCCACATAGTTCATTGCACCAATGTAATTTGGCAAAGGATATGTTCTTAAACCTGGTCTGTATTCCTTATATTGAAATATAGATGCCTTATCCATTTTCGCTTCATTGAATGCAGGATATTCTTTCGGTTTGTCACGATTTGACACCCAATCATTTTTATAAAAGAATTGTGAACAATCTTCATTTGATCGTACACGATTGAAATCAAGATGGTAAATTTCAGCAATTTCACCCATTCTGTTTGGAATAATATTCAAATAAAAACCGCCAAAAATTTCAATGTCAATTGCACATTTCTTTGCAATGTCATTCAAACTTTCATTCGCACTGTTCACCTTAAAAATAAATCTGTCTGCAATTGGATCATCTACTTTACAATAGAAACCTTCGCCGAAAATATACGTTACTTTTCCGTTTATTATGGCATTGTGTTTTGCCGATTTATTAAACAACTTGATTAAATAATTCGGATAATCATTGTCTTCACCAAATGAAATAAATTGCTTTCCACGAACTTCTTTGAATTCTGGAATCTTGCTGTCATCAAACTTTAATATTATTACGTTATCCTGCATAAGTTCTAAATGTTGTTGGTGCTGAATATTCATTGAACACATCAACTGGTGTTGCTGAAACGTTCAAATCCATTTTACCTGATTCGATTAAATTTAAACCTGTGATGTTTGTATTGGTTGAACTCAATTGTTCAAAAACTGAATAAGTGTATTTCCCTATTGATGCATTTGCAAACAATCCTGATGCAAATGTAAACTTGTTGTATCTGTATTTGAATTGACTTAAATCAGAACTTGAATTCTTGATTACATTGATCACTTCTTTTGTTGTTTCATGCGTAAATACAAACAAATAAAATGCATTTGCAAGTGTTGTCAATTCCGTCAATGTAACAATCACATCTTTGCTTTGTCCTTTAATAAGTTGTATCATTAATGATAAATATCAAAAGTTGTGTTTTGTGTCAAAAAAAAATCTTCAACTTATTAGGTTGAAGATTTTTATTTTTATAAGGTTAAGGATTCTATGATGTCAATCCTGCGATGATTCCTGCAGAAACTTCCTGTGCAAATACTGGTTCAGCACCATCAAATTCTAAAGTGTACCCATTACGATCCCCCATTTTTGTTCCGGTTTCACCTTTGATTGTACTGATTACAAGACCATTTGTTGCACCCAATAAGAAGAACTTTCCGTTACGATCAGCAGCAACACAAACAATTAAATTCTGTGCAAGTAATGTGATTTCATTTCTTGTATTTGCTTGAAGTTTATTTAAAACAATTGACAACTTTTGTGCTGAATAAACTGTTCCGTTTTCTTCGTTCACTGTCAATGTATCTTCAAATTTACTTGTTTGTTTTACAAGCTGATATTTGTAAAATCTTTTTCCTGCTGCTTTGGTGATTGCAGTCACAACACCTGATGCTTCTGTGAATGAAGTCAAATTGCCTAACTCCATGAAGTAAACTTCTTTTAAACCGCCGACTGAATCCCTACAGTCGAGGTTATATGATTGCGTTAAATTACACGGCATCTATTTATATTTTTAATTTTTTAAAATAATGGTGATCACATTTAAGTGATCACCATTTTATTTCTTATGGTACTAATTTGAAACTTACAATTTCATTTGGAAAAGCGACCTGGATTCCCAATTTCCATTCAGCAACAAATCTTACTTCCATTGCTTCTTTCGCATAGAAAATTTCCCACTTGTCTTCTTCGCCTAAAATGTCGCAACCCATGTAAAGATTTGAATCTCTTATTGCAAACAATCTGTTTGTTCCATCAAGACCATGAATTGCACTTAACTTGTATGCAGTACCTGGAATTGTGAATTCACCATTTTCATAATTCAATTGTGATGTTCCGTAATTGAACAAGTTTTGATTCACATACGCATCAACAATCAAATCAAAAACTTCCCAACCGCAAAACAATCTTACATCTGATTTTCCTTTTACTCTTGCAGGGATTGCGTTCTTAATGTTCTTAACAATTGTTAAAGCATTTGAAACTGTGATTCCTGTTGCAACTGTAATGCCTGATGAATTACCATTTGCAGAAACTGCTGCAGTATCAATCAATTTAATCAAACCATCAAACTTGTTTAAGTTTACGTTTGCTGATGATGTGTCACCTTGCCACAAAGCAGTTTCTAATTGTTCAGCAATAACCTGTGCTTTCATTCCAGTGTATTGTTGTTCAAATGGAATACCCTCGTTTATCGAACCCGGCAAAAGTGCTAATTGCGTATATTTCGATTCAAGTGTTTTAGGACATAATGATTCGTGAACTTTGAACTTTCCTACAGCCAAACTTCTTTGTGTGAATGTGCT